CGAGGGAGCGCGGTCTGCGTATCCTTCCATGGGCGGTGTATAAGCACGCCAAGGAGATTCTGCCGGATGTGATCCTAATGGAGAATGTGGAAGAAATACAGCAGTGGGGGCCGCTGGATGAAAAGGGATATCCGATTCCAGAAAGAAAGGGAGAAGATTATCAGAAATTTATCCGGTCGATGAAAGCATTGGGTTATATATTTGACTGCCGGGAGCTGGTAGCTGCCGATTATGGGGCACCGACCACCAGAAAACGATGGTACGCGGTGTTCCGGCGGGACGGAAAAGAGATCCGCTGGCCAGAACCAACGCACAGCAGAGAGAACACCAGCTTGAGGCATTGGGAAGAATGCGGAAATTATATTGACTGGTCAGACCTAGGCACATCGATCTTTAACCGGAAAAAGCCGTTGGCGGAGGCTACACAGAAGCGTATAGCTAACGGGATTAAGAAATATATTACCGATGCGCCTACTCCATATATCGTAAAGGATAAGGATGCGCTGGCATTTATCATTCAGTACCACGGCGAGACACGAGACGGAGATTCCAGAGGACAGCTTCTGACGGAGCCGATCAAGACCATCGACACTTCAAATCGATACGGCTTGGTAACTGCATTCATCACAAAATATTATAAATCTGGCATCGGGCAGGGATGCGATGAGCCAATTCATACCATAACGACTTCACCGGGACATTTTGGGCTGGTGTCTGCGTTTCTGATCAAATATTACGGGGCCGGATGCGGGCAAGTGCTCGACCGGCCGCTGGGAACGATCACGACAAAAGACCGGTTCGGATTGGTCAACGTGATTTTGGACATCAAAGGAGAAAAGTATATCCTATATGATATTTTTCTGCGGATGCTAAAACCGGAAGAGCTAAAACAGATGCAGGGATTTCCGAAAGATTATATCATTAATCGAGATTATAATTTTAAAGGTTATCCGGTCGCAAAGCAGGTGGCGCGGATTGGGAACAGCGTGGTGCCGATCATGGCGCAAAAGCTGGTAGAAGCCAACTGCCCGTACTTAAAAGTAGGGGAGCGGGTGCCGAATCTGAATATCGATGACAGCCAGGAGCAGTTGAGGTTTGCGTAAAATAGGAGGATTGAATATGAACAGTGAAGGCTATCGTGATCCGACCGCAGACAGGGCAATTCGAAACGCTACCCACCTGCCGAGACAGATCTGGAGTGTGGTCAAGGCTGTACGGGAAGTTTTGAACGTGTCGCATTTGGAATTGGTCGAAATCAGAATGAGAGACAGAACAACCGGAAGAGAACATAAGTGGGGAGGTGATACCAATGGAGAAAAAGGTTCTGGAGCAGTACATAGACGCATGCGAGCTGATCAAAGAGACGGAAAAGGATATTAGACGGCTGAAAAAGAAGCGGCAGACCATCGTGCAGACGAACGTATCCGGGAGCAATCCGGAATTTCCGTACAATCCGCAGCACTTTAAGATCGCTGGGACGGCGTTCACGTATGAAGAGGATGCCCGCCTGCGGCACGAGGAGAAGATCCTGGAAGAGCGCCGGGAGAACGCCCAGCGGCTGAAAGTGGAGGTGGAGCAGTGGATGAACCACATTCCACAGAGGATGCAGCGGATCATCAAATACAGAGTCTTCGAGGAGATGAGCTGGAGCCAGGTGGCAAGTAAACTGGGGCGGAAAGCTACGGAGGGCAGTGTGAAAATGGAATTTCAAAGATTTTTCGAGAAAGAGTAAACTTTGTTACGTTTGTTACATATGTTACGATTCAAAATGTTATAGTGTATCATGGAAGAACGGCAGGAAGGGTTTCATCTTTTCTTTACCTCCTTGTGAATGTATTTTGATCGGCGACCAGGCGTCACAGCCTGGCCGTTGATTTGGCAGGCATCAGCCCGTGGAAAAAGCCCGAATGATGCACGGTGTTGAACGAAGCCCCAGACATCTGAACTGAGAGCGATGCACCGCCTTAGAGAGATTGACAAGGCCTGCTTGAATTTTATAGTTATGTAGTGCCATAACTACAAAAAACGGTAGGAAGTGCTATTGGAACGTAGCTCAAGGAGAGCGCAGAGACGCCGGCACGAGGCGCAGGTTCGAATCCTGCCGTTCCAACTCTCCAGTGGATGGAGATTCTCCGATTTGTTACTCTTATACAAGGATTCCTCGCAGAGATGCGGGGAATTTTTGCGTGCAGAAACAGAAAGGCGGTGTTGCAGGATGGCAAAATTGACTGCAAAGCAGCAGAGATTTGTTGAGGAGTATCTGATCGACCTGAATGCAACGCAGGCCGCGATCAGAGCTGGCTATAAAGCAGGAAACTCACAAAGAGCCAGCGAAATAGGAAATGAATTACTCCAGAAAACTCCAGTTTCAGAAGCGATTCAGCAGGCAATGGCCGAAAGGTCAAAAAGGACAGGTATCAACCAAGACAGAGTAATCCAAGAACTGGCGCGAATAGCTTTTGTGAATCCGCAAAAAGTAATCAATTCTGAAGATGCTTCTATTCGAGCAGATGCCACAGAAGATGATTTGGCATGTATTCAGTCAGTAAAAGTTAAAACTATGGATGGTGAAAAAGGATCGTCAGTTGAAAGGGAAGTCCGATTAAATGATAAGATGAGAGCACTGGAGCTTCTTGGAAAACACCTTGGTATGTTCAAGGATAAAGTTGAGCTGGATACAGATATGGATCTCAACATCACAATTAATTACGGAGAGGACGATTCCGGATGAACATAAACGTCCAGATGAACCCAGGCTTCAAAGAAGTTGACCGCAGCCGAAAACGGTATATTGTTATGAAAGGCTCTGCCGGATCAGGAAAGAGTGTTGATACGGCGCAGAATTATATCCTGCGGCTGATGCAGGATCCGGGAAGAAATCTTCTATGCGTTCGAAAGGCGGACGTGACAAACAGGGATAGCACTTTTGCAGAATTGCAGGGTGCTATTTTTCGTATGTTTGGGGAGCAGTATAAGAGATATTGGCACATCAACAGCTCCAACATGATTATGGAGTGTAAGATCAACCGGAATCAGATCATTTTCCGTGGAGTCAATGATGAGAAACAGCGTGAAAAGCTGAAATCCATTACTTTCAAGCGTGGAAAGTTGACCGATGTGTGGATTGAAGAAGCCACGGAAATTACGCAGGCGGACTTCGAGATCATTGATGACCGTCTCCGTGGTGAACTGCCGGATGGACAGTTCTATCAAATCCGGATGACGTTCAACCCGGTATCGGCGTATCACTGGATTAAGCGTGTGTTCTTTGACCGGTCAGATCCGGATGTTCTGACACATCAGTCAACCTACGAGCAGAACCGCTTTATCGATGATGCCTACCGAAGACGTATGATGCGGCGTAAGGAAGTGGATCCAGAGGGGTATCGGGTGTATGGCCTGGGGGAATGGGGCGAGGTCGCCGGACTGATCCTCAAAAACTATGTTGTCGAAGAATTTGACTGTTCACCGGAACGATTCGATTACATGGTCAATGCACAGGATTTCGGATTCAATCACGCCAATTGCATCGGTGAGGTTGGCTTTAAGGATGGTGAGTTGTATCTATGCCGGGAACTGTACGTGTATGAGATGGACACGGACGAGATCATCCGGCTGGCGGAGGGGCAGTTCAACAAGCGCCTGCGCATGTGGTGCGATTCTGCGGAGCCGGACCGTATCAAGATGTGGCAGAAGGCGGGATACCGCGCAAAAGGCGTGCAGAAGGAGCCGAACAGCGTGCATGCCCAGATAGATTACCTGAAACAGCACAGAATCCATATTTACCCGTCCTGCGTCAATACAATAAAAGAAATTCAGCAATGGAAGTGGAAGAAGGATGAGCGTACCAACACTTATCTCGAAGAGCCAGTTCCATTTTTTGATGATGCCATGGCGATGCTTCGATACTCCATTGAGGAAGAACGCAAGGCGAAACCACGGCTGAACAGAAAGGTGAAAGGAGGGATATAGAAGTGCGAACGAATTTGTATAGGCTACCGTCGGAAGAGACGCTGACAGATGCCAAATTGAACGAATTTATCATGCGGCATTCCGGAGAGTGCGCATTTAGATACAGCATGCTGCAGGAGGCCTACGAGACGGATTACCCGATCCTGCATGAGCCGTTAAAGCCCAAGTGGAAGCCGGACAACCGGATCATGGTCAACTTTGCGAAATACATCGTGGATACGATGAACGGCTTCTTC